GCGAAGTTCCCACTGGTATTCTTCAAAGATTTCACCACCGAGGGTGATCAATCCGTTACTACTAATTTGCCCCATTTGAAGTGGTGGCATTTCAACAGCGAAAGAGGCAGTACCATCTACACTATTAGCTAGAACGTTTCCTGCATCTAGATAGGCATCGGTCATAAACCTCCCCTTTATTTATTAATAGTTTCAAATTAAATAGACTAGAATTTGAATGGATTTTTCACGGACATATCAACACCAGTTAACCCCGGTAGGAAGTTTCCTATATTGATTTTAGTGGCGAGAGTTATAAAGGCGTCAGATGTGGCGTCAACTTGCAATATCTTAAACAAGATTCGTTAATTCTTATCCAGTCCTTAGACTGCTATGTATCGCTACATAGAGGAGACTATCTCTTCAAACAATTTTGTTTGCCCACCACTTCCACTCACTTGAGTGTACTCCCTTCCGGGATAGTCGTTACACCTTCCTACTGTTGTAGGCTTGGCTCGGTATTGTCTCATAGAGAGGTTCACCGAATTCGATGGGTTTATAGACGACCAATGTTTTAAAAATCGTCTTTATTCTTACGGCTTCCGTCAAACTGTTCCAATTCATCGAAATAAACATCATTCCATGAGTCGTCTTCTACATAGTCAATAAGACCAGCTTCGGCTGCGGCTGCGAAGGGTTGAAATCTTACAACTTTAGATTTATTCGTAGGGCGCATTCTAGCGTAGAAACCTTCGGAAAGAAGCTCTTTAATCATCATCTGGCCCGCAGCCTTACCAGCTTGTCCGGGTTCTTGAGGGAGAATGATCTGTGTACCATCTGGATCAGACTTTGCAGTATCAAGAATTCTCTGCATTACTTCACCAAACCGAGCTTTAAATCTGACTACATCAACAACAATATAACGGCCAGCTTTAGTCTTCGCTAATAAAACGCCGGCTGTTGCGTCAGGATTTGGCGTAGCCTCACTGGGGAGCGAGCCTGCAATGTCCCACGCACGACAATAAGAAATAATGTTTTGTTCATGTAATCTAATAGGACTACAAAAATCTTTCTTAAAGAATCCGCTAGAAGTTTCTTTTGCATACCACGACCCGAGGTAAAGCCGCTCCATTTCTACACGGGGCATATTCATGAGTTTATGGGCGTAGGATGGGTCACGGCGGAGCAAAACTGGATTATCGTGACAATTTGCCGGAAGGAAAACAAATGACATTGGGCCACAGTTTTCACCATAAGTCTGAAGTAATTCTTCTTTAGATTCGGACCATACCATTTTATTATCAATACGAATAAACCACATCCGTACACCATCGCGGTCTTTTCGAGGAATACCCCTTTCGTCTAGATAGCCAGCATCTTCTAGCCATTTACGAAGATATGAGTCATAGTCAGGGTTCGCAGTCATCATCATCACAGGCTTCATCGGAGCTGCTGTACGCATACGGGAGATGAAATAAAGTACCTGAGATTCCTCAAATTGCTGAGCCTCATCTACGAGGAATGCACTCACCTGCCAGCCTTGGAAGTTATGCTTATCTTTTTCTTGCTCACAACCTTTACAGACAATAGTAGCTTTATTTGGGAAGATAAATTTACTATCCTTAACCCGCCACTGTGCTCCAAAAGGTTGATAAATCTCTTGTCCTGTCTCAGCAGGACCACCGGGGCCGGTTACTTGAACCATTGTCCTTCGTAGAATAACTCCACGAAACTTTCCCATGGACGGGTCTTGGACCCATTGAAGAAAAGCCATAACACCTAAATAACTCTTACCACTACCCAAATACTTATGAAGTTCGTTAAACTTCCTCTTATCACTAAGAGAATCGGACTATATCTTCAACCAGTAGGTTGCCCCCCGTTTCGATTGCACTTGCAACCTACTCTACTAAGTTCCGTATAAATACGTCTTTTCGATAGTCTCTGAACGTTACTTATTTCTAAGTCTTCGCTGCTGATTGTCTCTGAGAGAGTTCCAGCAATTAGAGGGGTTTAACGCGACCCATAGTGTTAAGCCGCGCCTCCGAAGAGGACTATATCATTTTCTGAAACCGCCTTTAGGAAGGCGGCTTGCTTGGCTGAGGCTGGAGCAATAATATTGTCGTCAGACATATCTGCCATTTACCTTATCTAATGCTCGGGCATTAACTGCACCTGCTGACTTATTTTCATACTCAGTCACAAACATGCAAAGCTCTCGTGAGTACACTTTGTTATCTGGAACTTTTAAATCTTTATCAAGATTGTATTTAAGTCCTGTTTCACTTGCATTCAACCACATTTCAAAGTTTTCAAGTTTTGAAATGTCAGTAAGAAAGTTTGCAAAGCAGTGCCAACGGGCATCAACAAAGCAACGACCAAAATATCCCATATAATCTTTTGGATTATAGCAACGCTTCATCATATTGGACCAAAGTTGTTTGGCTTGTTTCCAATATGGAAGAAGTTCGTACTCCCCAAGATATCCGATACCAAGAAACGTCTTACTATATGGGTCAGAAATCTTACCTTTTCGTACGTTGTGAATTTCTACTGTAGTTGTGTACCCAGTTTCATTAAATTGGACTACACATTTACTAGCTTTTTTACTAATAATTTTACCACTAAATCCTGCATTATTAGTGAAGTCTTCATCCCAAGGTTGCCAAGTGTGTGTTGTACATCTCGGCAGACTAGCGTCTCTAACTTTACCCGCAATTATATTTCCGGGTTCAACGACTGTTTCATACCCAGTATTTACAAACCTTACCTTAAGTTTTCTTCCATCATCAGTCCTCCCTAGCACTTCAAAAGTGCCGTAGCCATTTGACTCATAAAACTGATCATATACTTTACGGTAATTTCCAACTCTGTTAGCCATGTGAATTCTCCCATGCTAGTTAATTAAATTTAAATCAAACCTGATTTGTATATTTCAAATACTTACTAGTCAGCAAATTACGATCCCTGCCACTTTCACCAGTAGTATCTTTCACAAGCTTCTTGAACACTTCCCAGTCCAAAGCTTCCAACTGTTCTTTACTATAAACCAACTGTGTTTTAGGAAAAGGAATAGCCCAAATATGTGGACCCTTATCTTTCCATTCATTCTGAGGATCTTCACCAATCTCAACAATCATCTCAGCCATTAGTGGGAGTGTCTTCAAAGAAACATACGTTCCTTCTTTATAACGTGCTCCACGAATAATAGCTTCTTGAACTCTCTGTAGGAATTCGATTGGACATGTTGCTTGTACATTAATATCTTGTTGCATAGTCTCTTAGTGGCTTTGCCACCGTCCTCTGTTCTTTGCTTGAGGAAGAACTATATCAAACTGTAAGCCATTCTGTCAAGCCTATCGCAAAATAAATATTGTCTTTACATAAAATAAATGCTAGCTGCCACCCTACCTGCATATCTAGCGTGAAGTCCAAAGTGACTTCCTCTCCACTTACTAGTCTTTCCTAGTAGTCATTTGTTGTGGTTCGCCAGAACCACGGGCTTCAGGAACTAGACCTGAATTCTTTTATTCATCATCTTCAGAAGGATCTACATACACCAAACTAAGACGTGGTTTCAATTCTTTGGAGATTTCCTGCGGAGTTTGTTCTTCTGGTTCATCATCCCGCTTACCTTTAAGGCGAGCGTTGAAGCTACCAAGCTCTTCAGCAGATGCACTTTTGATAACTGATACGATGCTATTAAGCACCCATTTAGCTGAAGCAACACTATCCGCATTAACTTCTTTACCAGCCAAGCTTTTATCGACTAACTCAAGTGCAATATCTTGACGTTCAAGAAGCTTGTCAGCTAAAACACGCAGCTTAGACTTGTTGATACGAACACGGGAATTACCCTTTTCGTTACGATTAGATTTCTCCCCATTAAAGCGTGTAGCTTTCTGGGCATCTGTTTGTTCTTTTTTATTAGCCATACATAATTACCTATAATTGTGATTTTCTTAAGCAAACTCGTAGGCTATGCCTTACAATATTCAACGAAGGAGAGTGCTTAAGAAAATGTTCTCATACAGTGAGGAGAGCACCATACAAGAACATGAAAGACCCTTAAGGAAGGAGAGAGGAGGAGCTCAAGAGTCTTTAAGAGTGAGCAGAAGAGGGAGAAAGCTCACAGGGAATACCTCAGAGTGTTTTAAGATTAGTTCTTATTGTCTGAGGGTGAAACAAATTGCAAGCTGTACTGGAGACGCACAAAGAATATCAGAGTATTCAAAGTATCGCCCTAAGTAGTGTCCAGCCTTTCGATAATCAACGTCTCATCCTGTAGAGTGAATCCATACACTATCTCTCAGGATTCCTGTGTACTGCGATTGATTATCTGGCTTGCAAAATCTTTAAATTAATACCACTAGCAAGTTACAACGTACGGCGGCATTAAATCCCAAGCCTTTTCAGATTCCGGTCGGCGACCAATAAGATCAATAAGATCAGTTAACTTTTGGTGATCTGGAAATTGAACTGTAGGCTTAATTTCAATATTCATGTCGGATGTACGATCAGGCGTCTTCTTATCAAATACAAGCTTCAAATGATCTTTAATCATCAACCATTGTTTTTTCAGAGATAGTGTCTGTATCTTGAAGTTCTACGAAGCCTTGTAACCAGTATGTAAACGTTTCAGAATTCATTTCGGTTTACTCTTTAAGTTCTTTGATTTTACACGTCTTATTCTATTTTGTCAAGAGGTTATTCATAAATTGGCATAATAATTCTAAAAGAAGTTGAATTTAACTCCGTAATGGATTCAAAAGCACTCTCCCACTTAAAGTCAGGAGAGCTATCTTCTAGGTGTTCTACGACAATATTACAAGTACAACTTCTATCAAAGCGTCCACATTCGGGACAATAAGTATCTTCGCCCATTTGTGGACTCCTTGGTTGATTTCTTATTTAAGAACTTTAAATCATTTCTAAGTCATTTGTCAAGAGTTTTATAAAATAAATATTAAATGTCATAATCATATTCTTTTTCTAATCGTTTTAGTTCCAATCTGTATTCGATATCATCAATACTGTTTTTAATCTCTAGCCCCGCGTGAGAATCTCCATAATTCTTTAGTGCAAAGTCATCAAGAGAGCATTGTCGGCAAACTCGATTATTTACATACCGAAAAGTGACATGACCTCTTGCGCAAGGCTTACCTGTCCAATAAAACTTCAGGTCTGCTGAAACTGCTTGATCCCTTGTAATATGACTATTTCCAAACAGGCCAGTTGCTTCTTTGATAAACTGCAATAATGTTTCTGTTTTACCTTTACGTTTCATTTCTTATCCACCTTACAAAATGTTTTATCACCCAACACAGCTTCCCATGCTGAGTACATAGCCTCTCTTAAGTCATCTTCAGCAGAAGCTTTAACTAAGCAGCTATCGTGATAAGCTAACACTGTATGCCCTTTAGACCCCATTGCACCAACAATACGCATCATGATTTTACTATCGATGTTTTGCAGAGTAATACCAGCATCCGAAAAGAAATGCTCTGAGATAAAATCATTGTGACTTTGAACAGCCTCAAGTACAGATGAATAGTCAATGTCCCCTACCATTGCATAGAACTCTTGATCTTCAATGCCGTTCTGAGCACGGTCAATCTTAACTTTATTACCAAGTGTCCAAGCTGCGCTATTCTTGTCGTTAGAGTTCATACCAATAAGAATAGCTAATTTAGCTAACTGTCGTACAGGGTTATGTGTCTTACCTGTAACAGACTCCCATTGTTCCTTCATGCGACCATCAACTTTGATAAACGAAAGGTCTGCACCATAGGGAGAGAAATCTTCTCCCATTACATCATAAATACTGAAGCCATCTGTATTGTACATCATCTGATAGCAGATGCTTGGGTGGATAGCTGAGTAATCCAACTCCACAACTGGCTCACCATCAATCATCAAGGATGACGCTCGGATGTGTTGTGGGAGAAGCTGAACTCCACCACCTAGCGTATAGAGACGGCCACCACTCTCCAGATCACCACTAAAGATACGACGGTATGCAACATCAGCAATAGGACGGCCATCAAAAGTAATTGATGCACCAGCCAACATATCATTCATACTCTTAACCTCACTTTTGATATCTTTAAATCCTTTATGACCTCGTGTTGGCATCATATCTTTTGTTTCACGGTCACGAATGATAGCTAGGTCATTATCTTCAAGCTCTTTCCACAAATTGTAGGAAGTATTAACATTCTCCCACATCTCTTCTGTTCTCTTTTTGAATATCATACATGAAGGAACAGATTCATCAGGAACTAAGTTCCCTTTATGCATCTTCCAAGATTTTACATACCCTTTGTAAAGGTCAATATACCCTTTAGCCTCAAGGAAGTCAACAAGAGATTTAACTTTCCTGTACCCAATACCTTGCTTTGACTTAGTGTATGCGTGTATGTCAAGACTGAAGACAATACCTTTAGCATTCTTCTTGACAGCACGGGCAGAGTTAGACACCCACCATCTTACTGCATCTTCCCACTTGTAGTTGGTATGCTCCATCACTCGATCTACTATCTTCTTGTAGTATTTAGATTCATGGTAATAGATATAGCTTCTTACACACCTGAGATTAACAGAGTAAGCTTGATGTTCTGTCATGTTACTTAATTCATAGATCACTTGTTATCCTATTAGATTCTAGTGGTAAGGATGGTTAGTAGTAGATAGATGTATTATATTACATGTTCTCCTCTACAGGCCACGGTTTATAAGGGTTTGTCCTCATTCTACTCGGTACTTTCTCTGTTTTTGTACCTAATTCATTCCCACAACTCTACACACCTACAAGCTCTCTGTCAACCCACAATCAGAATTACCCTTTATTCCAAACAAATCTAAATTCTTCACCAAGGAGCTTGCTTTCCTGAAACCTGTGGGTTAAGATAGGTACATCACTTAAACAAAGGAGAGAAGAAATGAAAGTATATATTGTTGTACAAGCCGAAGACAACTCCCTGAGTAGGCTCAATTGTGGGGTCTACCTAACAGAAGATCAGGCAGTTGACCACCAAAACGAAATGGATGAGTGCTCAGGTGGTGGTGTGACATATTGGGAAGTTGAAGAGTGGGATATAGAATGATTAACTCAAACGACGTAACTTGTATAATCGACAACATCACCATAACAGACTTCGTAGACGGAAGCTTCTACCAATCCCCTAAACTCTGGCACACAGCAGAACAGATTGAGAATGGGAATTGGAAGCTTTCTGTGGAGCACAAAGGGAATCGTACAATGCTTGTAGAACTATCAGATGAAAATTACAAGAAATATGGGATTGACAAGCTTGAGCCTACGGCAGAGAATCCTTTCAAGATTGATTATGATGATGCAGATTTAGTGGAGGTAGGGAAATGAGTAAGGTAATTATTGTAGTACAGAAGTGGATTGAGTCCTACCCTGATGCACCACTAGACATGTACGTCGAACGCTGTTTCTTGACAGAAGAAGCCGCTAACAAATGGATATTGGATCAAAATCCTAAACACCCTGACTGGTTTGAGTATGTATGTCCAGCAGAGGGGACCAGAGAATCACATTCGTATACAATTGATTATACTGTTCTGGAGGAAGAATGATTGCTAAAATTCGCCTATATGAACAACGAAAGAAGGGTAAGCTGTATGTGTGGGTGATTTACAAGAAAGAATGCCTCGGAGGTCCATTTTCTTCGGTAAATGAGGCACTTCAATCGAAGTCTGAGTGGATGCTCTACCCATATGATTTGAAAAGTAATGGAGGATATAGGTGATGAGTAGTTTTCAACGAGAAGAACGGTACATTGTAATTAAGCTCAGTGACTTGACAGATGAAGAATATGAAGATATTGAAGGATATCTAGAAAGAAATATTATTGAACAACGTGAGTGTGTTGTTGTAGAAGCTCATTGGCCTATCTATGAAGAAGTTTGGAATATGATTGAGGGGTTGAGTAATGAAAAAGTCAAGTGAAATGTACAAACAAATCTTAAAGGCTCAGAAAGCCATGAAGAAATGGCCTAAAGAGTTAAAACGCGACCTTGTAGTTATTCCAATTGAGACTTTAGAATGAAATCAGAATCTTGCAACCTAAATATTCTTGAAATTGGTTGGTGCATGCCAAAGAAATGGAAAGGTAATACTAAGAGACTCGCATTGTGCGACAAAACGACCGGACTTGTTTGGCACGATAGGTATAAGATGCTTTTGGATGTACAGAGGGTGCTCAAGTGACTGAAATAGAACCAGCATCAGGGGAGTGGTTAGACTACATAGCACGAAGACAAGCTCTAGTCCGAATGTATTACGGAGACAATCCTGATGTAAAACCAAATGAAGATTGTATTTGGTACGATGATGGGTGGTATTTTAAAGCTGGTTGGCATGAATCTGATGCTAATTTTAGGGCTAGATATGAGATGTATAGGAAGGAGATGTTATGAAAATTAAAGACTTTATAGAGTGGCTGGAAACACAGGATACTGATCTAGAGGTGATGGTAGTTTCATACCAGCCAGAGAGTTACCACACCTACACAGATCTTGATGTAAGATGTGGAGGACATATTGAGATTATTGAAAACTGTCTATTTCTGGGAGGAGACGGTGAATATTAAGAAACTGAAAGCAATGATCGTAGACCTGCCAGATGACATGCCGGTAGTAGAGTGCCGTGATGGGAATGTAGGTTCTTGGACACATTCACCAAACCTATCAGTACGACCTGTTTATAAGTTCCATATGGTGCTGAACTACGGTATTAATAAAGGCTCTCTTTATCAGGTAGAGTTTTGTGAAGTACCACCATATGAGAATAATGGCAGAGATGTAATTTCACAGTATGATGCACTTGTATTTTACACTCAAGAGTGAATGATGACACAATCAGAAATAGATGCAATTAAACAAGCTCTTTGGGAAGCATATAAAGCAGCTAGTGATTTTGACTGTAGTGCATCTAGGTACATTTCAGGTATGATTGAAGAATTCACTGAGACGTTTATTCCAGAGGAAGATTAAAATGAAAGACAATATTGAAAAATTTGTGGGTCTTGGCGGTAGTTTTGAAGTTGGTATTCACTGCACTGACTTACTTTATAGTGGCAAGAGAATGAGTATTCCAAATCATTTCTTCACTTCAGATGATAGTGATTGTAAACAAGTGCTTGACTATTACCTTGAAATGATGCCTAAGTTACTGGACAATAAAGGTCCAAGCGCTGTAGTGGGTTTTCCAGAAGACCTTGACACGCTTGAATATTACAAGGATAGTGGCGAATGAAAGTATGTTGTGGTAATGGGAAGGCTTATGATAGTCTTACGGACATTGAAAAGTTTGGCTGCAATCAGGACCACTGTTTGGGGCCAATTCAAGAATACCTTTTCTTGCAGTTCTGTGGAACATTCAACACAAAAGATTGCATTTCAACAAAAGACCTGAGCTGCCTACTAAGCAAAGCTAACACTTGGGAAGAATGGATACTTTCACAGATTGAGCAAGAAGGCGTTGACCAATGGAAAGATTGGTATGATAGAATGTCAAAGAGATGTGATTTGCATATTGATTTGATTACAGCTTATAATAAATTATTTGGAGAGAAGTGAATTGACAATTAACCGCACAAACTACGAAGCCGTCCTAACACAAATCACAGCTACGCAAGTTTCCCTAACAACTCTTAACACTGATGTAAACACAGCAGACTCCACTAACACATTTGGGTCAATCTTCACCAACATCCTAGCAGAACTTACTACAATTAACACATGGGCCGCTAATATGGTGCTACAAGCTGATCAGGAGGTAGTGATGACTGATTTTCTTTCGGAGCTGAAAGCGGTGTTTGATAAATATACAGCAGAAATTGAAGTGGGTAGTGCAGCAGATGGTTACGGTACATCTTATGGTGGTGGAGGGAATGTTGGGATTAAATTGTCAGCTATGTTGAATGGTGTTATAGCTACAAAAGAGATTAATAAGGCTGTGATTGTAGGGGGTGATTTGGTATGAGGGATTATGAATTGCTATATGAAACGTTCTGGAAAGATATCATCGAAGAAGAGGGAGCGCTCAATATTGATCAGGTAAAACGGGAACTATTTGATTTTCATCAACTAATTGTTAATATACCTAAGATATTCGACCACATTACTGGTGGTGCTTGTACAAAACCTTTGACGGATGTCAGTGTAGTGTGTAGCTTAGCTGATGAATATTACACAGAACTACATACAATGGAAGCTGAAGAATGAAGCCACAGGAGATAAACAAGCTTCAGGCACTAGACCCTACAGGAATGAATGGCACAATCCAGAGTATTTTACTAGACCCAAACATTAATCAAGCATCCTATCCAGATGTTTTGTATTATTTGCTTGCAAAGACACTTGACGAACGTAAATATTATGAGAAGATGTATCAGAAGTTCTTTAATGTACTTACTGCTAATAATTTGATGAGTAATGAATTGTTGGAATTGGAGGAGAAATAAATGTTTGTAATTAAAACTGAATGTAAACAAGCTAATTCCGGAACCAAGGAGAAAAGTTTAGTAACTCGTGAAGGTGAGAAAGTTTGGGTAGTTAAAGAGCCTGATGGTTGGGTTGAAGCAACAAGTACAAGTATTCACCTATATCCAGAACCCCCTCAAGATTGTAAGACTTTTGAAACCTACGCCGCCGCCGAGAAGTTTATTAAGCGCTGGAAAGGTCATCCTTGGTACTATGTTCCTAATGGGAATTATGAGATTATTGAAGTTGAGCCAAAATATAAGCAAGTGGTAAACGGATTCCAAAAGAAATAAATCTTTAGAAAGCTTGCAAATGGCTGGATAGTGTGGGATGCTGAATGTGTTGGGATGTGAAGCAAAGAAAAGGTGTAGAAATTTAATATTAATTAGATAGTGAGGTGGTACTTTGGGCGCACGGGAACGTAGCTTCGTAGTTAATGTTGACGGTCAGGATGTTGCTGTCAGTCGGAAATCCACGCGGAAAACTCGTAATGGAGGTTTGCCACAAGAGCAGAAGGAGAAATTTATTAGGGAAGCGGCTGCAAAGATTGAATACATTAAGAAGTTCGTACCAACACCGTCTCAAGAGCAGGCAATTGAGATTGCACGTAATAACACATTGAGCTGGATTGTTGGCGTGAGTGGTTCAGGTAAAAGTACTTGTGTATTGTGGGATTACTGCCAAGAATATCTTCGGGATAACACTAAAAAGATTTATGTAATCAAAGGTGCTACTGAAGTAAGTATGGACAAGATTGGATTCCTCCCTTTTGGTTTGGACGAAAAAATGTCTGCACATATGGTGGCTAACCGGAAAATTCTTGAAGACTTCCTTGGTGCTGAGAAAGTAGCAGCAGATTTGAATAAGCGAATCTTTTTGCTTCCTCCAAATTATCTGCTTGGACAAACACTAGAGGGACTCATTCTAATTGAAGAAAGTCAACAATTACAACCTAATGTACTTAAGTTGATTCTTGAGCGTACTGGTTCAAAAGGAAGTCGTGTCTGCGTGGTCGGGGATGCAAGCCAGCTGTACACCGATGCAAAAGAGGCTAAATTACGTAATGGTTTGACTGATGGCCTTAAGCGATTCTTTAATGAAGATATGTCACCTAAGTATCCAGATGTAGGTCATTTTGAGTTTAATATTGAAGATGTGCAGCGTTCAGAAATTGTGAAGACTATTCTGCGTGCTTACGCTGATTATCAGTAGGAGATAAGATGGCTGCTAAAATAGATTTGACGGGGAAGAAATACAATAGACTTCTAGTAGAAAGCTTTGCAGGCACACGTAGAACGGAGGGTGCTGGACAATCTATACGAACTTGGAACTGCTTGTGTGATTGTGGTAATCGGATTGTTGTAGATGGGCACGCACTGAAGTGTGATAACACAATGAGCTGTGGATGTTATAAGCTAGAAGTTACAACAACACATGGGATGTGGAAGGATAGGTTTTATGGTATATGGGCTGACATGAAGGTAAGATGTGACTGCCCGACTAACCAGTCTTATCACAGATATGGAGGGCGTGGTATTGGATATCAAGATTCTTGGGTGGATTTCGAAGAGTTTAAATCTGACATGTATCCAAGCTATGAGGATCATTTAACACTAGAACGAGTTGATGTACATGGAAACTACTGTATAGAAAACTGTACATGGATCACCAAGGCAGAGCAAGCAAGAAATAAGGGAATGGATGACAGAAACAAAACAGGTGTTACTGGTGTTAGGACTTGGGTAGACAAGAAGACATTAGTTAAATATTATGTTGCCGATGCACAAGCTCCTGATGGATCAAGGATGTCAAAACATTTTTCTACTGTAAAGTATGGTGAGGAGGGGGCTTTTAATATGGCAGTTGAGCGTAGGAAAGAGTATATTACCCTACTTAATGAACAAGGTGCCGGATACGGCGAAAATCACGGTACTAATAAAGAGGCTTTCCTATGAAACACGAAGAACTAATGCTGTTGCCACAGAAGTCCCGTATCACTTCCAGCCACAGCGGCGGTATGACTCATGTTATCCAAATTCATGAGGATATTACAGAACCAAGTAATTGGAGTGATGAATTTGCCCTGATTAACGGTGTTGGGGAACAGGATACCATAGTACTTGACCTCTGCACGCCGGGAGGTGATCTTTATACTGCAATGTTGTTCGTTCGGAGTCTTAATAGTTGTGCAGGGCACACAGTTGCAATCCTTGGTCCTGAGGTCGCTTCAGCTGGATCAATCATTGCACTTTCGTGCAGGGAGTGGATCTTGGATGATACCTCTAGCCTCATGATTCACACAAGTTCGTATGGAATTATGGCAAAAGATACAGATATCTTTGAACATGCAAACTTCAGTCGTCAGCAACTTAAGCGACTTTATGAAAATGTATATCGAGGCTATTTGTCAGATGAAGAACTTTCTGATGTAATTAAAGGGACTCCGTTTTACTTTGACGCGGAACATATTGCAGAACGTTTGGACAGTCTACAAGAGTATCGTGCAGGTCTTCCATGCCCTTGTGGTGATGAAAATTGTGGGAAACCACCAGTTGAAGACCAAGAACCCTTTGACGACATGCCTACTTTGGAAAGTATTATCGAAGCCGCTGTACAGGCAGGTGTAACCAAGGCTCTGGCTGCTCGTGATGCTAAAGAGAAGAAAGCTCAAAAGAAAATCGTAGAAAAGCCCGAATAAAGTTCTTTACAACACACACGTGTGCTGGCTTACAAGAGCAGCACATTAACAAACAAAGGATAATTAAAATGACAGTTGAAATAAACAATGCATATAAAAACCCTCAATGGGCTTTTGGTACATTTTTGAAGTTTAAAGGTGATGTAAACGGAAATGAGTTTCTAGTCGTAGGAGAGACTGATGAATATGTGCAAACCTTAGTAGTATGGAAATTGTAAGCTAAAGGTAGACAACCGAGGTGGAGTGCTTTATTATGGCTCCACTAACCCAAACAAATAGGAGAGAATATTATGTACACTGAGCAAGAATTAAATGAGGCAATATTCAAAGTTGTAGAACAGAATAAAGTTCCCTATACTCAAGATGGAATTGACTTCCTACTTGAAGAAACTATTAAGCTTCTGCCCAAACGTGAAGTAAGCTTCCAAATTGAATCAATTGAAGAGCTGTCAGTTCAAGATCGACTGGAGGGTAAACTTCCCAAGATTACTATGACGTATCAATAAATGAACCTATTCGACCAATTATACGAAGTTCCAGACGAAGACGAACACCTAGAACCAGTGTTTGACGTTGACCCATATATTTATCTAGAACTTGATCTGCACTACGCACAAGGAGAAATGTAATGCCATATACACGTAATACACGAATTCAAGTTACAAAACATCTGCACAAAACTAACTATAAAGCTCAAGTAGAGTACCGCTATCCTATTACCGGATTGAAGTGTTGGGAGAATATTTCAGACGTTGGGTATAATTACTTCTTTTGGATGATTGATTCTCGTGTACCAATTGCTTGGCAAGCCGATATTAACTGCGTTAATAATGCTGAACTTGATGATGTTAAAGGCATTGACTGGGCAAAGGCGCAGATTGATGAATACCATAAGCTATTTGACGAACAAGAATTCACACCAACTGTTGAATATGTGAAGTACCCTTAAGGAGAATAAAATGATTGTCTACACACTTATCAAAACAGACTTCGGGCACAAAGAAAACATCGGAACATTCTCCACTCTAGAGAAAGCTCAAGCATTCCAATCTGCATCTGAAGTGGAATTATTTGATAGTGGTAGCTTAGCGGGTATTTCTTACTTTATTGAAAAGGTTGTTGTGCAATGAATTACGAGAACATAGAGATTCAAGATTTGGAAAGTTCTATTGAAACATGGATGTTGTCAGACGAAGCTGATGTACGAGATACTTTCGGTGATAATTTGTTGGAGGCTGTGAGGGAGGCGTTGGATAATGAGTAATTCAGCCTATGATGTATTTCTCGATAAATGTGTTGATGAATATTATGAGGATCTAGAAGAACCACTAGACTTGTGTTGGGACGATGAACCTGCAACATATCCAGAAGATGATTACGATAACTATGACGGCTGGGATGATATGCAATGACTGATAAAAAGAAAGATCCTAAAGTGACGATTGTAGACTACCAGACAATTACGGATTACCTGTTCATACCACCATCCACCTTTTATATTCAGAACGCTATGGGAGAATATTGGTTTGTGCATACTTCATCCAGAGTTGTTGCACAAGAATATATAGATTCTGTTTACGGTAAAAATCGGTATACTGTTGTAGCTAGTAAGTTACAGAAAACAGTAAGTAAATCTGAAAGCGGTGAGCTGAGCTGTCGCGGGACAGACACCAGAAAGAAATAGGAGAATAAGATGGAATACACAATTACATACAATGACAAAGAACAGAAGTTTGAAATGAATGGCGTGCTGGAGATGTGGGTAGGAAATCATCTGTATACCATTGCAAAAGAAAACGATGTAACAACTATTGCAGATTCTGAGAGCCATCATCTGGCAATCCTTGCAGCTCATAACATCAAAATTAATCTTCTTGAGGAAGATGGTTCACGGATGGAGTGGTAATATGTCATTCACCTTTGCACAGTTTTTACTGAATCAAACAAAAGAATGCAACGGGCACTTACAAGCCACAGCAACAGGTATTTCTATAGAGGATGGAATGCAGCTTTGTAAAGAGTTGGAAGCTCTTACAGGTAACCAACATTCCTTTATACTGGAAGTGTGGTCAGATGGTAGTTATACAATTTATGAAGTGGACTTTTGGGATAAAGGAGAGCACCCACTAGGGCATCTACACCGAATGATTCTTGGCGTTAGTAATTCATGAAGTCAAAAGAATATAACACCTATTTCGACTTCGCTTGTCGTGTAGCACTCAATTCTTATGCTGCACGTAAGAAAGTGGGGAGCTGCTTGATAACCCCAGATGAAGTCCTCCTGATTGGTTGGAACGGAAGTCCTAGTAATTTTGATAATAAGTGTGAAGATGACCAAGGGAACACTTTTAGTCACATTCTGCACTCCGAAAGCAATGCAATTATGAAAGCGACTAAGGCAGGTGTCAGCCTTAAAGGAAGTACAATCTTCACGACGTTGAGCCCGTGTCAATCTTGCAGTAATTTGATTGTACAAGCTGGCATCACTAAGGTAGTATATGGAGAGGTGTACAGAGATGAGGCACCTTTAGGATTTCTCAGGAGATGCGGAGTGCAGGTAGAACAGTATGAACAGGTTTAAACCAGAGAATGGATCTTTTGACAATGTAGTTAGAGAATGTTTCAAAAAGAATAAGAATTCTTGTATCTCTTGGTTCCTCAGCTCATCATATTGTTACTACATCCTATACCAGTCGTTGATGACAGACGAAGCTTTTGACAAGATGTGTAAATGGATGCTAGATAACTACGATAGCTTGGAACATGAACATAAATATTTGGTAACGAAGGAGATGCTTTCATCAGGAAGTGGATATAATATTCCCTATGACGGTTATCCGTTGAGAGTGCAGAATTCAGCAAGTTATTTTATTGAAGCGTTATATAAATCGAAAGGAGAACAAAATGCACACATCTAAATCCAGTTGGAGTCCTGAAGATATTCAGGACACTCGGAATCTTCAAATTTACAGTTTAAAGCAAGTGATGAAAGCTTTGGGTTATGAATATGCTGACGGATGGATAACATCACATCCTTATTTCTACAGCCATGAGCACTATAATAAAGGTCGTAATTTTATCTCAGTGAAAACAGCCATTAGCTTATACAATGGTCACTCCGTTAAATGTGTATTTGGTCGTCCACCTGAATTCCTTACGATCTGGAGTTTTAATGACTATCAAATTGCCCAAGCTAAGGCTGCACGTATCACGAAATCTGTGAAACTCCAATATTGCCGACAAACTAAACAGATTATTTGTCAAGATCACCGTGTTCAGTTTGTTATTGAAAGTTATTCTAGGCTGTTCCTTAATAACAAATATTTGTGAGGTGACTTATGGAGCATCGCACAACAGTATTACTTTTCGAGACAGGTCACTGGCTTTGGAGTGAAGATTATCATCTTGCTGCACATAAAGATCTTGGACGATATGAAGAGATTTATTTTGCAAAAGGATGGCAAGATTCTGAGGTAGAAGAAGTGATTTCAGAATACTATAAAGTTAATCTATTAGAATTGTTTCCGTGATTAGAATTTATAAGGCTCTTAGGCATTGCGCTTGAGGGCCTTTTCTTTTATCATTGACAAACACAAACTGGAGACATACCCATGAACTCAATAACAGCTAAAGCCAGAATCTTTTCGATAGCAGCCCACGAAGCCATGGAACAAAAGAGAAAGTACACTGGAGAATCTTATTATCACCACCCGGCAGAGGTTGCAATGACAGTCTATGCTGTATATGGTACAGATGATATGATTGCAGCAGCGTACCTTCACGACGTACAGGAGGATTGCAACATTACAAATGAGTTGATTGAGAAAGAATTTGGCAAAGAAGTGGCTGAGCTTGTTGGTTGGCTTTCGGATGTCTCAAAACCAGAAGATGGCAATCGTGCACAACGTAAAGCAATTGATCGTCAACACACAGCACAGGCTTCGCCAGCAGCAAAAACGATCAAACTTGCAGATCTTATCTCAAACAGTAAGTCAATCTGTGAACATGATAAAGATTTTGCAAAGGTTTACATCAAAGAAAAAGAACTGTTGCTAGAAGTGCTGACTGAAGGTGATCCTACTCTGTATGCACAGGCTAAGGATATTGTAGAGAAGGCTAAGAAGGAGTTAGGTATATGAAACTATCAGAAGCAGTGGCTCATTTCCAAAAGATGATTACTGAGCATGGCGATATGGACTTTAGGTTGTGTGATACAGACACAAGGTGGCAGTTAGACCTTGAACCAAAGCACCTAACCTATTATGACAACCATTGTGAAATTTATATTGAAGGGTATTGGGAGTTTGAGATTTGAATAAAATACAATTAGAGAAGCAACTCACTCTGTTACATAAAGATCTGTCCAAGTGTGACCAGAGATGCAAGAAGATTTCTAAAGCATGTGGTCTTGAAGACAACCATTTGTTTCTATATGCCATGAAGCAAACGGAAGACGTTCTAGCCTACATTCAAGAGTTGAGGGAGAAAGGGAATGACCAGTAAACTAAAACTGTATATAGCGGTGCTTGATGAAGTTCCAGATTTCATGGTGCCAACTCTTGTAGCACACAGCATACTCAATGCACACATTGCATTTCAGCCTTCACTGATTTATCAAGATTGGTTAGCTAACTCTTTTAAGAAAGTTGTATTACGAGTTAATCGTAAAGAGTTTGAAAAGATTCGTTCTAGACACTTCTGCTGGGAAGGGCATGAGAATACAACTCTTGGAGGTGAGAAGAGTTGTCTGGTGGTTGTTCCTATGGAACCTTATGAAGTTCCTCCTGTGTTGAGTTTTGCTAAAATGTGGAAACCTAAGGAGGAAAAGGACAATGATCAAAAGGTTTGAGGAAAATAAAATTGGCAGGGACTTCTTCACAACAGACATTCATGGTAGTTTTGACCTTCTGCATGAGCAAATGAGACTGAATGCTTTTGACACAAGTAAGGATCGACTGTTCGTAGGTGGTGATAATGCGGACCGTGGACCATACTCAGATACAGTATTGGATTATATCTACGAGCCGTGGTTTATTAGCATACGTTCAAATCACGAAGAGATGCTAATCACTGCCTATGAAAATCCAACAAGCAGAAGTGCTTATGAAATGCTTTATTGTAATGGTGGGGAATGGTTCTACGATTGCTCTCCTGAGAAACAGAAAGCTGTCTATGAAGCCTTCAAGAGTTTACCACTAGCAATTGAAATTGAAAACCCTAAGGGATTGATTGGTATTATTCATGCTGAAGTTCCGTATGGAGACTGGGAGAAGTTTAGAGGGATCACTAAAGCAGAACTTGAGTGGAACGGATATGCTATTGCTCAATGGGCACGTACAAAGTATGATAAACAAGACAGCACACCAACAAAAGGACTTTATAAGCAGTTTTCCGGGCATACACCAACTAACTCTGGTGAAGTTGAACAGCTGGGAAATGTGTTTTACTGTGACCTTGGAAGCTTCTTCCGTCATAAAATCAGTTTTATTGAGATTAAATGAAAATGAGCCATCTAGTACCAATGACAGAAGAACAACGAGAAAATGCACGCCTTAAACGCCTAGCTGAGCAAGAGTACGCTGTAAATCATTTGATAATCGAGTATAAAGATGCTGATTATTGGCGTTCTCTGGCATCAGAACAGGGTTTGAAGATGCCTCAATGGTGGATAAGAGGGACAGAAACCAAGTATATTCGAAGGGCTTGCAAGAAGCTTGGCATTGATGTGGCTGATTATGTGGAGTCTACAGGCTTTAAAAACCTCAAAGAATTCACAGAAACCAATGAAAAATACACTGCATTTGCTCATGTAGGCTTGGTTTTAGAATGGTATCATGAGAATACGGCTCAGAAACCTTGTTAAAACGGGAAGAAAGTGGTAAAGTTGGCGTAGTTTTCATACATTCTAGCTTGATTAACAATAACAGAGCCCGGTAGTGGCTCTTAGGGGATTACAATGATCTTTATCCTATATTTTACACTAACTCTACTCATACTCTACACGGAAGCCATGTCGTGTTTCGATAAGAAGGCCGACTTTAAGCTCTATGAAAGCTTATTCTTCTCTTTACTGTGGCCATACACACTTCCTCACACCATTTACATGATTCATAAAGCTGCACAGAAGGATACAAAATGAGTAACTTGCTGTGGAGTGTGAATAAATGACTTGGGTATCGTATGAAACAAACAGTGTCAAACTGGGACTACAAGATAGATTCACAATTATCTATGATCAGCTTGATTTCTTTTCTGAGGAATTTCAAATGGGATTAGACAACGTTGATTGCGAAAAAGATAGTGTAGAGTTTGCACAACAACTTATGTCAACCATTGGTAATCATCTTAGCCGTAGGAATCTAAGAGATATCATTAATCAATGTTCCAAGATGTTGGAGGAATGGTGACATGCACGTTAAGACTTTAGAACAACAATTTGACAGCTTCCTATCCCTAGCTAGGGATTTCTGTCTAGACACTACACAAAGTAAAACAATTCCCATGTATTTTGAGAGTTTAGATGTGCAAGCTGCTTGGTGTATGTATACTAGAGCCTACTGGGCTGGTGTTACTGATGCTGATAAGGAGAGGTGGAAATGATTTATGATGTAGGACAGAAAGTTATTATCAACTCCAAGAATGGATGGGGAGGTAATTTTCACAAATGTAAAGGAATCATCACTTCCTTAGAATATGACAATATGTTTAGAGTGGAGGTAGAGCCAGAGGAAGTACCAGCTCTTACACAAGGACATTCTTATATGGGAAGTCACAGTTCGCTTTGTAATCCTAGTAATGTACTGAGGGTTGTGTGATGATTGTAGTTAATGATCTGGCTGGAGATGAAGATGATGCCTATCTTTGGCGTGAGTATTTTAAATTGGCTCTACAGGAAAGGCTGTATAATATTTTAGTTAATGCTATCAAGAGCCCTTCCTATCATACACAGATCAGTAATGTAGTTATAGATAAACCAACTAGGTATGTTTCTTACACAGTGGAGGTGAAATGAACACGTTTGCAGAGGATATGATCGTGAGGATGAAAACCCACATCGAAAACTGCTATGACGATGCACGTAGGGCATTCGATCAAGGATATGTTGCTCAGGCTAAAGCTCTTGTTAAGATTGGAAGGGAGTCTGAAGAAGAGTTAGCTAGATTTATAGGAGAGTCAGATGATAATTGACAAGATGGCAAGTTATCTAGGATTTGACACAGACAACCTAACACCACATGCACTAGACGAGATTGAAATAAAACTTATGAGCATAGAAGAACGTATTGTTATGCAAATTAAGAATGTGATTATGGAATATGCCTCTGGACAGATTGCTGTTGAAGATGCTAAGAAGAAGCCTAAGCCATATTATCGTAGAGGGAGGTGGGAATAATGGAAAATTCAACATTAAATTGGCTGCTTAGTATTATTTTTGTTGTGTTTACATTTTTTGTTGTGTTGAGTTGCATAGACAGCGTAAAGAAAGAGGATGCCTGTAAGCTAAAGGGAGGTATTCCTATCACTGAACGTGGAACGTACAAGCTTTGTATGAAGGCTGATGGCTTTATTGAGGGGATAAAGTGATGAACTACCAAGACTTTAAACTCCCGGCAGAATACGAGAGTCTATTCTATCTGCACACAATGCTTGGAGATATTAAGATTGTTGAATGCGTTTGTACAATCTGGAATAAAGTCAATCTAGGAGACACACTTCGTATTATTAAGGCAGATGACAGCACGGGAATAATTACCCTTACTGGGAAATGTCATGATGTAGAGGCTGCTATTAAGATCTGTAAATGGTTGGTTACGTTTGCAATGGTACAGATTCGTTATGAGAAAACAATTATTAGTTTTGAGGCGTAGCTAGTGGAATTCAGAAACTCAGCAGATATGTTCAGTCAGAACACCAAAGCAATGCGCGAGACAAATGATTGCACTGTCAAAGCATTTGCTGTAGTTTTTGACACAACATATGAAAAGGCTCATGCACATTTAAAACACAATTGTGGTAGACAAAACAGGAAAGGAGTTGTGAGCCGCGAAGTATTAGCACCAAGCTTGAAGAAAACCAAACATAGGATTGGGCCTTATTCAAAAACTAACAGAATTATGCTGAAGAACTTCATTGAGAAACATAGCGAAGGCAGGTTCTATGTCTGTGTAAGAGGCCATGCTCTAGCTGTGATTGATGGGGTTATTTATGACTACAAAGAAGGTTTGCGTAGGCAAGTTACGTGGGCTATGAGAGTTTATTTGGAGGATTGATGGTGGAACAAGAAGATCCTGATGACGATAAGTATTACAACTGGGAAGAGCAAGATTGGCTGGAGAATTGGTTGATGTATGAGTATGGATTGGAGTATTTGGAAGAATTACCACAGAAGGAGAAGATGTGATGAGAATCCGTAAGACTCGTATTAAGAAAGAAACCAAAGCAAACAATTCTGTAAAATATACAGCAGAATATAAGTGGGGATTTTGGTGGTATCAGTTCAGTGATATGATGTCCCCAGATGATGAACCTCGTTCTATTAGTCATGATTGGATTAGGAATAAAGAGAACTTTAACCACTCCGAACAAGAGGCTAAAGATCTTATTGACTTCTACATTGCACGAGTTAACCATGTCAATGCTTCTTTGATTGAAAATGAAGTGGTGAAAGAAGAATCTGAGAGGTATCCATGAACCCTAACGGTTGTACTGAAGATGGTTGGGATTTATTCGAACAACAGACTAGAGAGGAGTTTGAATATTACGCTGTTCGTAGGGGTTATGATATAACACGGGATAGTGAATACAACTTCTTCTATGCTGAGCAACGAACAGCGGATGCTTGGGAGATGTATCATCATGGGCATGTTAAGGGGAGGGGTTGGAATGAAACCACTAATCCTTAAAATACCAGAGGGACTGTATGTCTGTGAAATTCCTATTGAGAATGAACCAGAAGGTGGGGCATCTGATAGAGAGTGGGTGTAAGACTTTGGAGGATGTTTTGAAGGCCACGAGTAAAAGGAAGGCGTATTAAGTGAAAGAATCTAAGATTCCAGATCTTACAACTGAGATTGCACAAAGGGTAGAAGCTAACGCTGATGCCCTCGCAGCTATTGGAGTTAAAGAGTGGATGAAACAACGAAGGAAGAAAGCAAATATGACTGAGCTAGAACAGAAGGAAGCTGTTAGGAAACTTGAGGAGCAAAAGCTAGATGACAAGAGGACGTAAGCCTGTTGTGTTGGTGAATGATATCAAAGATGAATTCTGTGAACATTGGTATGGCAAAGATGAACCTGATACTTGGCCTGTGTGGATCGATGATATTGTTTCAGGAGTTGCACGCCTAGATTGGTATGGTGACAAGGTAGATCAAATCCCACTGTCTACTACAAACATTATCAAATGCTTTCTGTTTTTAAATGAGATAACCACAGGGAATGTAATGGAGCTTCTTGAGATGAAGAAGAGTCAAGCCAGTTTGTATGTGAAAGCCTGCACCCTGTGTTATAGGTTCTTAAAGCGTTCACTGGAGGATAAGGAATTATTGAGGATGAAATATCCTAGACAGAGTATTGTTAGTGAACAACAAGGGATTGAGCTTGGGTATGATAAACCCAATAAAGTCTACATTTAATTAATCCGGTATAATATATATAAGAGAGTTTTAAGATGATTGAAAAGTGGAAAGTTGTAGAAGGTTATGAAGGGAAATACGAGGTCAGTAACTTCGGAGAAGTGAGAAACGTTTGGGACAACGTACCAGTAGCTAAAGTGATTGCTGGTATTCCTCAGTATTGGTATGTGAACCTTACACATCCAGATAAGACAAGAGCATTAGTGCGATTGCACCGAGAAGTGGCTAAAGCTTTTATTCCAAACCCTGAAAACTTACCAATGGTTGATCACATCGACAGAGATAGACTTAATAACAAACTGTTTAACCTCCGATGGGTAACACGATCTGGTAATCAGCGGAATACAGAAAGGAATAACTATTTTGGGGAGGGCTTATTACTAGACTATGTGAAGCAGTATGAAAATCCAGAGGCTGCCTATGCTCACATTGACTCAAGTATTAAGTCTGGTCTTACACAGCAAGAGGCTTTAGACAAATATAGTAAGTACCTTGAGTATGGAAGGAAACAGTTTAAAGTTGAGTGGAATGGTGAAACCGTATACCTAGCAGACTTGTGTGCTAAATATTTGGTAGAATACGATGCTGTTAGGGACAGGCTCACTCAAGGGTGGGGCATCTGGAATGCTATTTCTAATATCAACCCAAATAACCCTTTCAGTTTTGAAGTTAAAGGTAAATACGGTGTTGGACACTGGTTCCCTTCAAAGGCCTATTTCAGCAACCTCCACAGTGAATCTCTACTTAAGTACCTTGATGAGGGTCTAGACTATGAAGATGTACTGACTAAAGACGGTAAAGATTATCTTAGGCAAACAGTCAGGGGTGTTTATGGTACTGTAAAAGAGTTGTGTGAGCATTTTGAAGTAAGTCTAAGAGCTGTAGAGACTAATAGGCTTAAGAAAGGTATGACACTAGAAGAAGCTATATTTTCTCCTAGACAGCGAGTTAAAAGGCTTTCAATCAATGGTGTGTATAACAGCCCAAAATATTGGTACGAGAGTTTTGGTATCAATGCAAAGACAGCCAATAAGTATAAGAGTGATAAGAAGTTAACTTTTAAGGAAACCTTCGAGCATTATGGTGTGGATACTTCTGAAATGGTTATCTCGATAGTATAATTTCCAACCCCCCCCCTAAATTTTAGAGGTCTTGCTTGTATAGAAGACCTCTTTTCTTATGCCTAGAATATCTGTAAGTCTTTATTTATAAGGTATCTAGCTTCTGTAAACACTGTCGCGGTAGACCCAAGGCTTAACGCGGGCCTGAGATTCATTCTTATTTAAAGACTTCCCGTAGAAATATCTGCATATCCTGCGCCAATCAGCTGTCCACTCATCAGATAATGTCTACCAAGCCAGCTTCATACCAACTAGACCAACCATAGGCACAACTCATTACTAAGCGTAGCATAACGTAACAGAGTACCGAAGTTATATTATGGTAAATGTTACCTTATAGGATGTGTCTATCAAGCCTGTCTGTACCACAAGCACACTTCACCTAGTCCTGTCAACCTTCTGGACACATTCTTCTATAGCTACGCTGTAGTGATGAATGGCTAGATGATGGATTGATATGAGTGCACAGGTGTAAACTGAAGTTTGAAGCGATAGACAAGACTACGCTTAGCCATCAGAGATGTCTTCGCTTATTGAACAGATGGTTATAATGTGACTAAAACACCCTTGTCAGTCACATTGGAGATTAAGTAGGATAAAGCTTTGACAAGATTTGTGAGTGTTTATAAAGTGACTAAAAGAAGAGATGTAGTCACATTTTAGATAACATAAAGCCGACTAAAGAGTCGGCTTAGAATCTCCCTGCTAGAGTGTCAGACTACAACTTCACTCACTAACCACTCTTCAGGATCTTTTATAGCCTGTTTGACCATCTCCACAGCCTTTTGTGCAGAAGTGGCTTGAACAGTCTGAGAGTGGATAATAGAGTTGAACTGATTGATCAAGGTGATTGTGTAAGTAGTCATTGTGTTTAATCTCTGTTTGTCTTTGATGCTTAGAGTGTATCCCTCTTTCGAGGGCTTGTAAACACTTATCTCAGATCTTTAGCACCATTTACAACCTCTTGTGCAGCCTTTTTGTTGGTCATTTGAACTTTACGGCTTGCATTCAGATGGCTATATTCACCAGTTGCCCGTGCTGTGTTGATTGCAGATGTAGGGCCAATTGCATCAATGATGAATGTCACTTTAGAGGTTTCATACTCACCAGCTTTGTAGAGTTCAACGAAGTAGATGGTCATTTGAGTGTTCCTTTCTGGAGGTTTTCTTTGTCTGTGTGGTCAGTATAACAGACTAGAAACCTCCGTCAAGAACTATTTTCATGTTTTACTCCTTGGTTTGACACAACAAGAGTAACCTCTCTAGTAGATCGTCTGGGTTACTGTCTTGATCAAAACACATGGGTACGACCTGTGATACCAAGCTCTTTATCTCGTCAAGTTTATTAGTCAATAAGATAATCTGTTGGTCTATATTACATGGATTGTCTGGATAGGAGCCGAAAGCAATGAGGTTCGCAGGAACTCCGTTTTGTAGTTTAAGGTGCTCAAAACTAGATGAGTTGAGATTGCAAACTAATTCTCCGTCAACCCATACTTCCCGACAATTAGTTTTCCGGTTATCGAAAGTACCTTCTAATTCATTCATGTGTGATCTTCCTGTGTTTATCGTCTTGATGTGTTCATTCTATCTAGATTCATCTGACCTGTAAATCTTAACAGGTTCAATCCTTTCTCACAAAGCTTCGAATCGGATTGGCGTATACTCAGCATACTCATCTCCCATACACACAAACTGCTCATACATCTCAGCACGTTCTACATAGTCCCATAGCACTACGGTAGTGGTGCCTATCACTTTAAGGAAAGGGATGATGATTGGTTTTTCTTCGTAGTTCATGATGTCTGTCTCCTAATTTATTCAGCAATGTAGCAATCAGATTCTTTATAGCCCTTCTTACTCATATACTCACGTTCAAGCTTAGCACATTGTTCAAATGCTTCATTTTCTTCCTGTTGAGCTAACTG